CGACCTGTTCAGTTATCCCCTGTGCATTAAATGCTCTGGCCTGTTCTGACTCTGCCTGCGCTTTGTCAGCCGCTTCCTGTGCTTGGGTTTGAGGTAGGACGCCTATCCGCCCCTGCTTGGCAGCTTCAACAGCACTGGCTGTCGCTGGATCTGTTACAAGTTCCGCCCCACCAGTGCCTAGCTGCTTAGCTCTGTTCTGGCTGTATAAAGCCCTCGGAGTGGATTTAGGGCTAAATAATGTGCCTCCACCTTCGCCAGAAAGTAACCTCGGTTGTGCATTCGGATCTCTCATGTCCTGTGCGTATGTGCGGCCAAACTCATCCTCTAAGATTTTAGAGTATCCCCCCCGCCCTCGACCACCATAAGCCTGAGCATTGACCATAGCTTTAGCTATATCATTGCCTCGGAGGTAAGGGTTTGTCCCAAGTTCTGTAGCCGCCCCTAAATAGTCAGGATCTTTCATGGCGGGGTTTATTTCTACATAGTTTTCAGGCTCTGGAGTAAGCGCCGCTGTAACTTTATCCATGCCTTCTTGACGTCTAGTATCAAACTGCTCACTAAGCGCCTTCTCCTGCTCATCGGCCTTCTTAGCACTTTGCCTAGCTATCAGGGCCTTGCCTATCTGTTCAGCGGCTGTACCCCAGCTATAAGGGACAGCCTGAGTGGGCCCTACACGACCCCCACGGACGAATTGAGTACCGCCGGGCGTGTTCATAGCCTGAGAAAGAAGAGCCTGATTAATGGCCCTACGACGCTGTATGGCGTCCCACTCAGAATTTAGGGGTGTACCTGCATAACGATTAGCCATTAGCTTATCATCCCGTAATCAACAGCCATATATCCATCTTCATCTGTATGAACAGCTTCTGGTATGACCTTAATGACGTCCTGAGCCATTACACCTACCTGCCTATCACCACCCCAGATATAGTCAAAGGCGTATATCGGTAGCCCCATCAAGCTAGTCCCCAACCGTTTCAAGTTCTTCTTCAATCTCCTGTCTGACGCAAATATTGCCGCAGCACCAAGTCCAGCCATCCCGCTAGCCAGGGTGTTTTGTTGAGCTGTTTCTGCATTATACCCAGCCATGTCATAAGCGCCCTGCTGCGTTGCGGCCTGTGAATAATTCGGGCCTCCAGTAAATTGCTGCTGACCGTAAGGCTGGAACTGAGGCATGTTGACCTGTGATCCAGTTCTGAATGCCGACATTTCATTGATCGGGGTTTGACGGCCTAACAAAGCCTCTTGAATATCCTGCCTTCGAGTATCAAGACCTGTGGTAAATCCTGCCATGCCCTCTTGGTTCGCCATGGTGCGTCCCTGCATCTGTGACTGATACGCAGCCATTGCCTCATCAGCAGTCATGCCCCTAGATTGCATCGCAGTCAGGAAGTTATTCATCCCTTCCTGAGACTCCATTCCTCGACCTGCAAGGGCAGATTGATAACCCATACCTGCCATCTGTTCGGCAGATATCTCGGCCTGCTGTCTGGCATCAGTCTGCTTGCGGTCTAGCTGTTCCATTTCTCTGTTATAGGCGTCACTTCCTACTGGAATACCTTGAGCGATTAACTGTGAATTTTTGAATGCCTTGTCCCTTCCAATGTCAGTATTAACCCTCGACATCATGGAATCCATGACATTCTGACGATGCTCCCCATATTGCGGCATATCGCCTTCAGGACCCTGGAATCCAGGCATTCGTCCGCCAGGGCCTTGATATCCAGGCATTGGTCCTGTCGCGCCTTGATAGGTTGGAGCTTGGCCTTCGATGGAGAAAGGCGTATCAAAGATGCCCTGCATCTGCTCGATACCCTGCTCACCAAGACCAGCAAGGCCCTGATCCATACGCTGCTGGGCATCAAATGTCTTTTGTGCCTCTGGGTTCAACGTCGTTCTGGCGACCCATTTAGTAGCTCCTGGGACCTGTTGATCCGGGTGCTGGGACCACGTTCTCGACCCTTCAGGACCATATTCATCAACACGATTAGCGAGAGTTTGGTATTTGGCCATCTCCAAATCTCCAGCAGCGGTCTTTTCTGCTGCACCTGCGTAATCAGGCGGAGGTGGCTGCTTATTGCTGCCAAATACTGCATCTACTGGATTACCCATTACGATTCCTCTTTAGCCACTTGCAGTCGGCTTTCCGCATTTCATATAACACTGAATCTACTCCTGGAGCATGCCCATTACTAATATGAGCAAGGTCTTTAAATCCTAACCGATTAGCAAGGTTAATTGCCTTAACATTGTCTTCACCTATAACGAGAATTGCCGTTAGTCTGTCAGCAGTAATAAATGCGAACGTGAAGACTTCGTTTATAAAGGTATAATCTCTAAACCCAATTGGATTAAAGACATTTATGTGCATCTGTACACTGCCTGCCGTCCAAGAATCCAGAATACAAATAATATAAAGCTTCCCTTCGTCAGACTCGGCAGCAAGCCCTCTGGAAGATGCTGTTTTTACATAATTTGGGATGTGTTTGTAATGCTCATCAGTAACACCGACAATCCTCATAGAATGCCGCCACGCTCATACACGTAATCACAGGAAACCCACCTGACGAAATGTTCTGAGGTTTCAACCCTTATCCCGCCAGAAGCACTGTACCCAACGTTGGTATTAGGTGAACTCCATTGCCTTACAACTTGAAGGGCGTTCGACCAAAGCGCTGTACCCCATATGGCTGTACCCCATAATGCGGATACTGGAGCTGTGTAGGTGCTTGTTCCAGTGATAGCGTTATCACTAAAATCTATGTCTAGCCCTGCGTAGTAGGTTATTGACCCATTAACTCTCAAAAGTGGACGGAAGAAATTAAATCTCTTCTGTTGTGATGTATTGCCAAAATAACTGAATGCTGTCTTTCCAAGCGCGATGATGTCTGAACCGCTGTCACTCCTTCCTGTCCATGCCTTCCTTACCCCTGAGTCATAACCGTAATACAGTTCCTTATTGTACTCGGCAAAACACGATCCGTTCCATGAATCGAACTCACCCCATGCCTTTGTGATCGTATTCATGACGTACTGCTTAGACTCCCCGCCCTCAACAACAGGGATATTAAAAATAAGAGCGTCTTCAGTTGGGAATAGCGTCCCCTCCCATCCAGCGTTTTCACCGTATGATTTTGATGCTTCACCGAATGCAGGGGATATTTTATCAGTAAGGGCGAACGTTGGGTCTACAGTCGCTGACTGCAATGCACTTGATATCGGGAGGGCTCCATCTTGAACAATGGCGATTAAATCGCCACCATATTTAACAAAACTCCTCCGGCCTAACGGTTTACCAATGAAATACACCCCAGCAAGAACCCAGTCAGCCGCTGTTGATGGGTCTGTCCCTCTATATACAATAACCTCCCCTTCAGAAGTCATCAGGACAAGAGAGTCATCAGGACCATCACCTGCATCAAACGACCACGTAGCAGACCACATCAAGTAACCACCACGATTACAAAACGAGGAAAGGTCGAATTCTGTCAATGCCCCACCAGCAGCCCCAGAAGACAGATACCAGAAGGATAGCGAATCATTCTCAAGGAAGATAAGCCTTCCCTTATATTCGTTCACATGGACAATTTCTGTTGACGCCAGCCCGGTCAGTGCAGGACTAGTTCCAGAATCAACAGGGAGCCAAGTGGTTCCTTCCCAATAAAGTGGCTTATCAACACCATTGACCATGATTAGCCAGTTATCTGTCGCAGTGCCGAAATTTATCGTCTGCCAATGACCATCCGTTACCGTAGTCGATTGGGCTGTTGCCGTTCCTGAACCCGAAACATCGTAAACGTCTGTATCAGAGACAGCGAACATCGAACTGCTGCCATCCATTTCATTATAGACAGCAAGTGTCTTCACTAGCCCTGTGATGCCCGTAGCGTAATCTTCACGGCCACCCCTTATCCTGACATCAGATGCAGTAGGAAACCAGTTACGCAGCATCACAGCATCCGTCGGAGGCATGTTGGCTAGTGCATCCCTGGCGTTCCACCCACCTATCGGAGCTGGTGCGCTGAACACATCAACAATCTGTGCTCTAGGCGCTTTGGTGCGTATTGCTTGTCTCACAAGTCCCAATTACCTTGGTTGACTACGATTTTAGGAGAGGGGTTCCGTGCTGGCCTATCTTGATATAGCACACTCTGTAACCCTTGCCTTGAGAGTGCATCAGCAACCATCTTTTCATAGGTTCTGAAGTCTTCAGCATATTCAAACCCCTTCTCTTTCTTCCACCTCCACCTTAATCCCATCTGAATAATGGGTTCAGGGAGGGCTATGGTGTCTGAATCAGATGTAAAATACTGCTTTTCATTCTGACCAATCCAATTCCAGGTAACATACTCAAATGCCCATGTATTCCCTGCTACAGGCGTGGGGGTGACGAGTAAATCGTTACCCCTTACCCTTGCCCTATATCTTGGAGAAGTCGTCGAGAACCCCTTCTCCGCCTGCCAATCTACCCCGTCTACAACGATAACAGGAAGGTTTTCAGTCCTGTCCCACATCGTATCATTCTTGATATATCTGAACCCTTCATCGGCAATATCAGCAATACACCCTTGAGACTCTTGAGCGATGGTCGTATGGACTGCCTCTACTGTCAGTACCTGCCAACTACCACGACCAGACAGGTCATTCCCCTCTTCTTCAAGAAGAGCGTAAACCTGTGCAACCTGGGCATCTGACGTACCGATCACAGTAGTAGGAACTGTAATATTAGTCCTACGGCAGAATCTCTGAATGGTAGTTAGCAGTGACATAGGTTATTCCTGTAGTTTCTTCAGAATGGTTTCATCTTTCATTCGATGGTGAGGGAATTCGCCAAATTTAGCTTTGTACGCGCTTTTAATATCCTGGATATCAAACTCTTCCAGTAGGGCAATATCGGCATCAGTCGCTAACTCTGTTGTGATGGGGTCCATTTCCCCATCCTGTGCGTCCATGCGAATCTCAAACCGCTTAATCTGCTCTTGAAGGGATTCAATGGTCCCCTCCAGTTGCTTGTTCTGGTTTTTTAGCTGGGTGACTTCTTCAGTCAATGGGCCGTGATCTTTGGCCGCTTGGAGCCACGCTTTGGCTTTGTTCTTAAGCTCGTTAGAGCCCATACCTAGACGCCGCATAGCTTCGTCATTTGCTTGAGCAAGGTCTTCAATCGTCCGACAGCCTGCATTAATCAGGTTCTGGCACTGAGCGGGAGAGATTGAACTCCAGTCTTTAACAGAAGTTCCGTCAA